ATCCCGCTGCAGATCCTCGGGCTCGGCACGTCAACGTTCTCGTCGACCGAGGCACTGATGCAAAGGTGGGCTGCGTCCGGTCTCGGCTTTGCGCTCAATCACATCGAGGAAGCGTTCGGCCTGCTGTTTGAACTCAAGGGCCAGCCCGACGAGTATGTGGAATTTGACACCACGGCGCTGCTGCGCTCGGCCATGAAGGATCGCATCGAGGCCCTGGCGCAAGGTGTGCAGGGCGGCATCTTCGCGCCGAATGAGGCGCGTGCGCTGGAGGGCTATGAGGCAGTGCCGTTCGGTGACGAGCCGCGCGTCCAGCAGCAGGTCGTGCCGCTCAGCCAGATTGGAAAGACCCCACCGGCGCCGGCCGCGCCGCCGGCGCCCGAGCCGCCGCCACCGGCCGCAAAGCAAATTGACGATGGCGATCTCGCCGAACTGTTCGGTTTGGAATTAAAGGCCGTCCAACGCGAACTTGATGCCGCATGATGGAACGCACCGCAATCGCCGCACTGGCCAAGGGGCTGGTGCCGTTCGTGCGCGAGGTCGTGGCCAATGCATTGTCTCCGCTTGCCGCGCGCCTGGCCGAGATTGAGAAGCGTGAGCCAGAACCGGCGATCGTGCTGCCGCCCGACATTGCCGACCAGGTCGCGAGCGCGGTGCGGTTGTTGCATGAATTGCCGCCGGCCGCCACGCGCAGCGCGCCGAGAGTGACGCGCATCGAGCGCGACGACACTGGCGCGCTGGTGCCGATCTACGACGAGCCGCCTGCGTGATACTCAATCTTTCGGAAGCCGCGAGCAGGGAGATGCTCAACCTGCTCGGCAGCCTTATGAATGGTGGCACGATCGAAGTGACTTCCGATAATGGCGCAATACTCGCTCTGCTGAAATTGTCCGATCCGGCAACACAAGACGCCATTGGCGGGGAGCTTAAATTCAACAAGATCGCCGAGGAGGACGCCGCGCTTGCGCAGGGCAATGCCGAGTCCGCGCGCATCCTCGCCGCTGATGGCAGCGAAGTGTTTTCCTGCGATGTTGGCGACGAAAGGTCGGATGCCGTGATCAAGCTCAACACCACCAGGATATTCCGCAACGGCCCGGTTCGGCTGACATCTTTCAGCCTGCGGATGGCATAATGGCGGTCAACTACGACGCAGCCACCAAGACGGCGCGGATGGCTGCAACGATCCTGCAGATCGATGCCAATGCTTCCCCGGCGTACATCGAGATCTGCACGGCGTCGTTTGTCTCAACTCTCGTGACCATTACGTTGTCGGACCCGAGCTTTACCGAATCGGGCGGCGTGATCACGATGGCGGGCGCGCCGAAATCCGGGATTGCGACCGGTGCCGGCACCGCCGCGGTCGCGCGCATCAAGGATGGCGGCGGCACGACGAAGGTCAATAATCTATCGGTTGGCACCAGTGCCACTGATATTATTCTCAACAGCACGACGATCAGCATCGGCCAGACCGTGACTATAACGTCGGCGACCATCACGCACGCCGCATGACCGCCCATCTCGTCGCCGACGAAACAGGACTCGTCCACGCGACTGATCAAAGTGGCAAGGTTCATACCAACCACGGCCATCCGATCGTCGGCACGCTGACGGATGCCACGGGAACGCTGGCGGCGACCGAAGCGCGCGACGCTGCAGCTATCGCCGGCCTGGTCGGCCTCATCGGTGGGCTGGCTGCGACAGACGGCGCGGATGTTGCTGCATTCAGCGGACTGGCCGGCGCCAAGGGCACGCTTGTTGCAACGGAAGGCGCTGACACGGCTGCCTTCGCGGGCACGGTTGCGGCGCCTGCCATTACGGGCACGCTCGCCGCAACGGAAGCGCCGGATGTCTTTGCTGCGACCGGCATCGTTGCGTCGGCCGGCGAGATTGTCGGCGTGCTGGCGGCGACCGAGGCGGCCGACGCTGCGGCATTCGCCGGTGCTGTCGAGCAGGCACCCGTTATCGGTGCCGGCGGCGGCGGCGCCTACTATCGGCCCGCGCGGCCATTGCCAGTCGTGGGCTACGGCGAAGGCATCCTGCCCCAGCTCGAGGGCGAGGCGCATGGCGTCGTCGTCGCTGCCAGCAACGCAACGGCGCTGTTGCCCGGCTTTGTCGCCGCCGCGGCTGGCTCGGCTGGCGCTGCCGGTTCCAGTGCGGCCCTGCTCGTGCTCAAGGCGGCAGCGAGCGGCGAACGTGGCGCAAGAGGATCGACCGATGCGGTGCTCGATTGCCGGGGCGCGGGCCTAGGCACGGCCGTTGCCTGCGGCCGAGCCTCGGGCGCGATTGCCAAGCTCGAGGCCAACGCGATCGGCCGGTACGACGACGACGAGGCCGCCGCTATCGTATGGCTGCTGGCAGCATGACTTCTCGCCCGGAATATTCGCTGCTTGAAGGGCTGAGTACCTGCCTGACGATGGCGCAACGCGCGCTCGTCGAGGTGCGGGCGCTCGCGCGCATTCCGGGGCCCGAGGGCAAGCGCGGCGCTGCCGGCGAGCGCGGGGAAGCCGGTAAACCTGGACCCGCAGGGCCGGCCGGGCGTGCCGGCATCGATGGCAAGGATGGCGAGACGGGGCCGCAGGGCAAGCCGGGCAGCCTGCCGGTGGTGCGCGATTGGGAACCCGACCTCGTCCATTACGCGGGCGCCGTCGTCGTCCATGCCGGCGCCACCTGGCAAGCCGCCCGCGACACCGGGCAGGCGCCGGGACATGCGGACTGGATCTGTGTGGCGCGACCCGGCCGCGATGCTGTGCTGCCGAAGGTGCGCGGCACCTGGAGCGAGGTCGAGACCTATGCGGCGCTCGACATCGTCGCGCTCGGCGGCTCGAGCTTCATTGCCCGCCGCGCGGCGCCTGGCCCATGCCCGGGTGAGGGCTGGCAACTGATCGCCTCAGCGGGCAAGCCCGGCCGACCGGGACCAAAGGGCGATCCAGGTGAGACGGGTTCACGCGGGCTGCCAGGACCGGCGGCACCGCTGATTGTCGGTTGGACGATCGATCGCAAGACCTACACCGCCACGCCGATCCTGTCCGACCAGAGCAAAGCGCCGCCGCTCGAGCTGCGCAGTCTGTTCGAACAGTTTCACGACGAGGCGCGCTGATGGTGGACGTGTGGGTCAAGGTGCTGCAGCCCGCCGACAGCTACGCGCTGCTGACGCTGGACGAGCTTAAGGCCATTCTCAAAATCCCGCCGACCGACACCAGCGAGGACGCACAATTGCAGGTGTATATCGATCAGTACAGCGACGTTATCGCAACCATGTGCCAGCGCGTGTTCGCCTATGAGACCGTTGCGGAAACCTGGCGCGGCGACCTGCCGCCGTTCGATGCCCCGCGCTTGTTCCTGACGCACTATCCGATCGTCGATGCCGACATTGTCTCGGTGGAATCGCCGCGCGGCACCGTCCTCGACCCGGCGAGCTATGAGGTCGAGAACGCATCCGGCAAGCTGCGCATCGAAGGCGCCTGGTCCGAGCCGATCACCGTGACGTACAGCGGCGGCTATCAGTTGCCGGACGCCGCGCCGCCGGCCATCAAGGCGGCGGCCGGGCTGTTGATCCAGGCGGCGCGGCTGCAGGCGCGCATGGCTGCCACAAACGGCGTCCGGTCGGTCATGCACGACAACACCCGCGTGCAATATTTCGATCCAGTGCAGATATTCGGCAAGGACGGACTTGCCGGGCCGTTGCAGACCGCAACCAATACCGTCAACGCCTTGCTCAATGCCTACACGCGATTTTATGTCTAAGCCGTTTTGGTCGGTGCCGCGCGAATGGCCGGGCGAATGCTGTTTCATCGTCGCCGGCGGGCCATCGGTGCTCGATCACGACCTCGAGCAGTTGCGCGGCCGGCGCGTGATCGTCATCAATTCCAGCATTCACGCGGCGCCGTGGGCCGACTTTCTCTACTTCGCGGACTGGCGGTGGTGGAACGAACCGGAAAACCGCGCGGCAGTCGCCAACTTTGCCGGTCGTGTCGTCACCACCTCGCAAATGGTTCGGGATGCAAAAGTCCTAATCTGCCGCAAGACCAATCCGCCGGGACTGGCGCAGGCGCCTGATTGCCTGACGCAGAAATGGACATCGCTCACCGGGGCGACCAATCTGGCGTCGCATCTGGTGGGGCGCGGCGGAACGATCGTGTGGCTCGGCGCCGATGGCAACCCCGCCGCCGATGGCCGGGTCTGGCATCACAAGCCGCATCGCTGGGGGCCGAAGCCAGAACGCTACGACCGGCACCGCGGCGACATCGCCACCTTGGTCGAGCCGCTGCGGATCATGGGCATCACACTGTTCAACGCGAGCCCGGACAGCGCCTACGCGGATCTGTGGCCGGTGGTGAGCCTGCAGGACGCGCTGATGCGCGAGCGGCGGGCCGCGTGACTGTCGTGTTCGACGGCATGCACGGGCTCGGCGACAACATCCACCAGCGCGCGGTGGTGCGCCGCGTGCTCGCGACGCCGGACGCGGACGTGTGGCTCACAACGCCGTGGCCGTGCCTTTATCACGACCTCGTCGGCGAACGGTTTCATGTGTTGCCACCGGCGCGAACGACGCTGCGGACGCAGCGCAAGAATGTCCGGCGCGAGCGCGAGCACTACACGCGCCAGCGTCCACCGCTGGAGCCGCCACGGAAAAAGAAGATATGGTACGACGCGCAGAACATTCGCGCGACGAACTCTATCCTCGGCGGCATGCTGCGCTATACGCTGCATCAGCCGCTCGAGGGCGCCGACTTCTCGTTGCCTGTGCCCGAGGCATGGCGCGCGAAGGCCATGGCGCGCATCGCGCGGCGGCCCGACCGCCCTATCATGGTGCTGCGACCGCTGGTCAATCGCACCGAGTGGAACGGCTGCGATACCCGCAATCCCGACCCGAGGACTTACGCGGCGCTCTACCGCGCCATCCGTTCGCGGTTCTTCGTCGTGTCGATCGCCGACCTGGTCGACGGCGTTGAGTGGATTTGTGGCGACCACTTGGATGCCGATGTTTACCTGCACGCCGGTGAGCTGGACGCCGAGGCCGTGATCGGCTTGATCGCATCCGCCGCGCTCACCTTCTGCTCGCCCGGTTTTGCGCTGATCGCGTCGCAAGCTGTCGGAACGCCGGTGGTCAGCGTGTATGGCGGACGCGAATCGTCGCGCTTCTATGAGTACGGCGCACGCTTCGCGCCCACGCTCGGCATCGATCCGGTGCGGCCGTGCGACTGCTTTCGCCCCAGGCACCTGTGCAACAAGCACATCGATCTCGACCAGGCTCTCGCTCGCATCTCGCTTTTCACGGATACCCATGTCGCTGCCGACCGTTCCCGCATCGCGGTTTGACGTGCGGCCGATCGATTGGGCCGGGTTGCCGCGGCGCTACATGAACCCTGGCGAATTGGAGATGCTGATCGCGCTGATGCGCAGCGTGTCGCCGCGCCACGTGATCGAGATCGGTGTTAACATCGGCCGCACCGCCAAGGCGATCCTGGCCAACGTGCCGGGCATTGAGCACTACACCGGAATCGACGTGCCGCTTAGCTATGTGCCTGCCAAGGCGGTGCAGCGTCACGAGGTGCCGGCCAATCCGGGCGAGCTGGTCAACGACGACGCGCGATTTCATTTGCGGGTGCGGCCGCGCGGGTCGCTCGATCTGACACATTGGGCGCTGCCTTCCGCCGACGCCATATTCATCGATGGTGATCACGGGCGCGAGGCAGTCGAACACGACAGCGCGCTGGCGACGGAGGTCGTTCGGCGGCCGGGCATCATCATCTGGCACGATTATCATGACCTCGGCACGGTGGACGTGAAACCGGTGCTCGATCTCTTGCACCGCGGCGGTCGCAACATCGAGCACGTCGAGGGCACCTGGCTCGCATTCGAGCGGCTGCCGGCAAGCTGATGGCAATCGACTACAGCGCCATGATGTATGATCCGGTCTATGCGGAACTCGGCGTGCCGGCGGTGCTCACTGTGGCGGGTGCCGATGGCGGGGCCGACATTACCGTGCTCGACGACACGCGGCCGAAGGTGTTGCCGATCGCGCCCGGCGGCGGAACACCGGCAGAGGTGCATAGCGTCGGTCCCGGCGCTTTTGCCCGTATTCCCGAACTCGCCGAAAAAGGCATCGCACGCGCCGACTATGCCGACGCGGTGCTGGCTTTCAACGGCCGCACCTGGATCATTCGCTCGTGGGAAATCCGCGGCAACCCGAACGGCGAGGATCTGGGTGAGGTGCGGTTCGCACTGAAGGCCGACGCCGTTGGGTGATGTTCGCGAGAACATCCTCGCGCGGCTGCTCGAGGTGGTCGCCGGCATTCCCAATATCCGCTCGGCGCAACGCAACAATATCGAAATTCCGGAAGACCAGTTACCGGCGGTGATCGTGTTCGATGGCGACGAGGAAACTGATGGTGCAGCCGACCGTTCGGCGCGGCCTTCCACAAGGCCCTACGTCGTCCGCATGCACCCGGAGATCATCATCGCACAGCAGGCCGACGAGGTCGGATCGGAACTCACCACCTTGCGGCGTGAGCTGATCAAGCGCGTGCTGACCGACACCGTGCTCAACCAGCAGATCGGCGGTAACGGCGCGATCCGCTATCTCGGATGCCAGACCGATCTCGGTTGGGGGCGCTCGCTGCAAGGAGCGCTGCGCGCGCAGTTCGTGTTCCAGTACGCACTCAAAATAGAGGAGCTATAAGCCATGCCCACGTCACCTAATGTTGCAAACTATCACATCGGCAAAGGTATCGTCAGCTTCAAGGAAGTCGGTGCTTCGACCTTCATCGACCTCGGCAACGCGCCGAAGTTCATCTACACGCCGGCGGTCACGAAGAAGGAACACTTTTCCGCACGGGAGGGCGTCAAGACCAAGGACTTCACCGCCATCACCCAGATCGGCGCGACCATCAAGGTAACGCTCGACGAGATCACCGGCGATAATCTTGCCATGTTTGCGCTTGCCACGTCGGGCACCGACACCGATGGCAACGTCACCCTGTCCGGTCTGTCGAAGGCCGAGTTCACCGGTGACATCAAGGTGGTTGGCACCAACGATATCGGCCAGCAGGTCGACTTCCTCGCTACCGTCTCGTTCATCCCGGCCGGCGACTTCAGCTTCATCACCGACGCGGACGATTTCACGCTGATCGAACTCGAGGCCGAGGTGATGAAGAGCACGGCTGGCGACTTCGGCATCTGGACGATCCGCGACGAAACACCATCGGCATAAGGACAACAGCATGGCCGACCTATTGGACATAGCACCGTCGACGGCGGTCGAGGTGGTCAAGATCGATGGTGCGCGTGTCAAGGTGCGCGGCGTCTCGGTCGATGCCATCGCGTCGATCGTCGCGCGGTTTCCCGAGCTGAAAATGCTGGTCAACGGTGGCTTGGGCGATAATTTTTTGCCGCGGCTGATCGAGGGCTGCGGTGCGGCGATCGGGCCGATCATCGCGGCCGGGTGCGGCCACCTCGCCGACGAGACCTATGAGCAGCATGCCGCCAAACTGCTACCGGAGCACCAGATGAAATTTCTCAAGGCCATTTTCGGACTGACCTTCCCAAACGGGATCGGCTCTTTCGTCGAGGCGCTGACGAGCCTCATCGGCGGGGGCGAAGGGGCAAAACCCGTGAAGGTCCGCTTGCGGAAATCGCACTTGCCGTCGTCGCCCTCGGCCGAAGCGGATTCCCGCCCGACTATGCAATGACGCTAACGCCGCGTCAGGTTGCGGCCTACCTCGATCTGGGCGCGCAGCTCGACCGGATCGAACGGGCGAACGATCTCGCGATCACGGCGATCGGGGCGCAGGGCGATGCGAAGGCGATCGAGAAGACACTCAAGGAATTGGGCGGGTGAAATGGTTGGGCGTTATCTACCACCCTTGCGTTCGCTGGCCGCGCGGCCACCGCAGCGATGACCAAGGGCATCGATGTCATTCGGTTTTTGGCATCGTCCGGTCGCAGATGCTGAAGTCGCAATATGATTGCCGGCTTGGTGCGGGTTTGGCTGGTGATTGGTCACCCTTCCATCACCACAAGCAGCCAGTGAAAGCACTAATCCGATGCCGCATGTCCAGCATATGAATTTCATGGCAATTTTGGTAGCCGATCCGGCAAAGCCCGTCCTGTCGTTTCGTGCCACACATTTGTTCATTCGTGCCAAATTGACATGAACCTCGTCTTTTCCGCGCAAGAAGGGGCCATGCGGCAAC